TTGACTGGTTGAAGTTGAAGCCGTTCAAGTTGAAGGCCATGGTTGACACGCCAAGGGCGGTGAACCAGATACCCACTACAGGCCAGGCTGCAAGGAAGAAGTGAAGGCTACGGCTGTTGTTGAACGAAGCGTATTGAAAAATCAATCGTCCAAAATATCCGTGAGCAGCGACAATATTATATGTCTCTTCTTCCTGTCCAAATTTATACCCATAGTTCTGAGAAACATTCTCGGTTGTCTCCCTAACCAGGGAACTTGTGACAAGAGAACCATGCATAGCACTGAACAAAGACCCACCAAATACACCGGCAACACCAAGCATATGGAAAGGGTGCATGAGAATATTGTGTTCAGCCTGGAACACCAACATGTAGTTGAAGGTGCCGGAGATGCCAAGAGGCATCGCATCTGAAAAAGAGCCTTGTCCAAACGGATAGACAAGGAAGACTGCCGTGGCGGCAGCAACTGGTGCTGAGTATGCAACAAAGATCCAGGGCCTCATCCCTAATCGATAACTAAGTTCCCACTCTCGTCCCATGTAAGCAAAGATGCCAATGAGGAAGTGGAAGACAACCAGTTGGAACGGGCCACCGTTGTAGAGCCATTCGTCAAGCGAAGCAGCTTCCCAAATTGGGTAGAGATGCAATCCGATGGCGTTGGAAGATGGGACGACGGCCCCACTGATGATGTTATTTCCATAGAGTAGAGAGCCTGCGACTGGTTCACGGATACCGTCAATATCGACGGGTGGCGCTGCAATAAATGCAATTACAAAGCATATTGTTGCGGCGAGTAGTGTTGGAATCATTAGGATTCCGAACCATCCCACGTAGAGACGGTTGTTGGTTGATGTTACCCATTTACAGAAGTTCTCCCATGAAGAATTTGATTGTTGTCTTGTTAGAATTGTGGTCATTAAAGTAGTAGTGCATTATTTTCTTGTAGCAAGTAAGTAAGACCAATTTAAAGCCTTGGCAGGCTAGAGCTATGGGAGGAATTGCACCTCCCTTATTCTATTTAGCTATTTTTTCTTAGCAGTTTTAGCTGAACGTTTGAAGTTAGCAGCAGTGGGAGCACCCTTACTACCAGCCTTCCTCATCTTTTCTCCACTACCAGCAGCGATACGCTTTTGCTTGGCATGGATGTTTGCATATAGGCCAGGTTTAGCCATTACTTCTTAGTCCCTTTATTTTTTTGATGCTCTGGCTGCAGCCTTTTCTCTCTTATTTTTTACCGAAGCAGTAAAAGTTTTTCTTGTGGTTTTCTGTTCTTGACGAAGTGAGTTAAAAAGATTAGTGTTTCCACTCCTCTTGGCTGCCCTCTTTTTTTTTCTTAGGTCAGCTATATTTTTGCGAGCGGCAACTGCAGATTCACTTTTACCACTCTTAAGCCTATTACGTGCTGCTAGTTTTCCTTGACTTACGGTTCTAGTAGTACCGTCTGCTTTTGTTTTAGTAATATTTGTGATTCTACCTTTAGCGTTTGTAGCCCTGGTAGTAGTCTTACCTTTTGTACCGATACGGGACTTAATTGTCATTCCGTCGGTGGTCTTTCTAATTGTTGCTTTACGTTTAATCACTTTTTAGTACCTTTCTTAGGTGGACGACCTTTTTGTGTACCGTATGTACCTTTACCTTGTGGCATTACCAGACTCCGGGGATTAGTTGACCTGTCAGTGCATATGCACCTAGTGCTGCAATGACACCTAGCATTGCTAGGCGACCGTTCAGCTTCTCAGCATTTTCGTTATGAAACACGGCGTTATCTTTGATGTACATTTTTGGTTCAGTTGGCCAGATCTGTGTGTCGTTCATTAGAAGTTATATTTAAGACCAGCCTTGGTTCCATAGTTATTAGTATCACCAGTCAAGAATGACAGCTCTCCGTAGACGGATAGTGCATCATTGATTCCATAAGAACCACCTGCCTTACCTGAGAGTTCAATGTCACCATCGACATTATCTGGTGCCAGCAGTGCTGGACCACCCTGCACATACCAGTTAGCACCTTCGTAGCCTACGTGTACATCTGTTGCAGAACCTGTATAATCAGATCCAGCATATCCAGAGTTGACTTCTACGTTAGCGTATGGACCTGCAAGTACAGGAGCAGCAGCAAACAAGGCTGCAGGGAGGAGAGCAAGAATTTTCATTGTAATTTATTTAGAAAAGAATAAGTATGTTGTGTTCGATTACCATGAACGCCCCAGCCTAACCAGTAGTATGCAGCATTCATATAGTAAGGGATTGTCTGATGATTAGTCAGAAAGGAGCTAAGGTCATCCCTAAATCTTAGCTCATGTATCATGTAAGCTGTTTGACATTTTAAAGAACTAGGATTACCATTCCGTTTAGAACAGAATGTACCTAGTCCATCATAACGATGCTTAGATGTCCATTGAATTAAACCATAACCACCATCAATACATCTGTCATATGGAATAATAGTACCGCCTTCACAGACGTTAGGTTTAAAGGTTGACTCCTGATAGATGTTACCCATAATAACAGCAAGTGCAGTTCGATCTGTTACACCCGCAGAAGTCTGTAGTTGTTCTAGAACGTACTGCTCTTGTACAGTACATTGTGGACAGTCAATCATTAGAAACCAAGATCAGAGTTTTCAAGTTTAGCCATAACGTCAGAGCGATATGCAGGATCGTTATCGTAGCGTGGATCACTCATAGCTTGTACAAGTTCTGATTGACTACGGAAGATAGCATTAGATTCTGCTGCTCCACGACCTGTTAGAAGCTGACCTTCTTCACCAACACTATCAAAGTATGTGTTAGCTAACGCTTGAACAGCAAAGTAGATAGAGTTAGAATCACCAGCACCCATAACAGAATCATACATTTCAATCTCTTCATTTGAAAGAGTTTGACTTGCCCATTCTAACATGGATTGATAAGACTTTTCACCACCAACCATTTCATATAGCTGTTCTGCTTGGTCTTCAGTTAGTTGATTTTCAGATTCATCTTCTTCATCTTCTTCTTCTGATCCTTCTTCTTCTGATCCTTCTTCTGGCTCATCATCTTCAGGTTCTTCCTCGCGTGACTCGCCAAGTTTCTTTTGTAATTCTAGGTAAGCTTGTTCAAGAGATTGTGCATTATCAAACTTACCTGCTAGCAACTGCTGTTGTTCCCCTTCATTAGCCTCAGCAATAGCTAGAGACTCTTGCTCATCAGCATTTAGTTCTGATTGATCAGCTGGTGCATCAGTTGAAGTTAGTGTTTCACTCATTAAATTTGTGGTGGTTGTTGTTCTTGTTGTTGCATGGCTTGCATTTCAGCTTGCTCACGCTTTTGTTCAACAGCTGCCATCTGTGGTGCTTGTTGCTGAGCAGCCATTGCTTGTTGCTGTTGCATTGATTGTTGTTCTTCAGCTTGTAATTCATCCATACTCTTCACTAAGTTGAGTACGTCGATACCAGATGCAGCAGCCAAACGTTTGACAACTTCTTCTGGATTAATAAACTGTTGAATAGCTTCTGGACCCATTGTCTGAGCAATAACTTGTAGGAATTGACCAAGACTTTCACGATCCTGACCACGACCAAGTGCATTGATACCAGCAACAATAGTTGGTTTAACAATACCACCTTTAGGTAAACGTGGGATCTCTCCAGTTTTTTGTGCAACGCTTAGTTTACGATTAAGATATGGTACTAAGAACTCAACAGTAAGTAGACTAAATAATCCACCAAGTTGTTGTTCTAGTTCCATCTGTGTCATCCTTACTTCTTCTGCTGTAGTCCTTTCAGACTGACGAACATTAAGAATAAGGAATGCTTCACTAAGACGTTGTGATAATGTACCAACCATTTGATAGGCAGTACTAAAGTCTGCTGTCTTTCCAACCTGTACTACACCAATGTCATCAGGTCTTCCCTGGATGATAGCACCGTTACCTGCCTTAGCAAGCGTCGATGGTTTGGTGGAGGAGCTTGGACTGACAGTGAATACTATCTTAGCAGCTGCTGCGCTGCCTTCAACCAGTGCTTGTGACAGAGCTTCAAGTGACTTTAGATCACCCATGAACTCTTCTACCCTACCACGTCCATAGACTTCGCCATCTACGTGGTTGAAGCGTAGCACTAGCCAGGGGTTAGAGTCAAGAGGAGATTTACTCATTGACTTAGGAAGGATCTGATCGTCTACTTCCTGATGCCACATCCAACGATTGTTATCTAAAACAACGTGTGTATAGATATCACATTCATCATCGTGACGTGTTGTATTGTCAGATGAATCATTGGGTTGTGGTGGTGTATAATCTGGATTAAATTTTTTTAATAATTTTTTCGAGATTGTTTCTTTTGTTACAATTTCAATAACATTACCGTTACCATCTCTGTCTACTACATATCGGTTTAAGGGATAGAGCTTAAGTCCATCCTTACTCATAAAGACAAGAGCATTTCCAGCTACTACAAGATGCTTTAGTGCTTGATGAACGACAACACGATCACTAGAAGCCGCAATGGATTCCATGATAGTGCGTTCGATCTTAGCAAACGACAAGTCTAGTTCAGATCTAATCTCTGGTCCTAGTTCTTCAGGTAAGTTTACATCATTAACCTGTAACTTAAAGAAGCTAGTTTGTGGAGGTAACAATGCAAGCATTAGTTTACTTGCTAGTGTCACTACACCTTTAGCTCCCTGTGATTGCCACGGGGTTGTGAGTTTTACTGAACCTTTAGTATAAACCTCATCATCACGGATGAGATAAGGAAGAGTTAGATCTGCTGCTTGTCTAGCAGTGTTTAGAAACTGTGAACGATCTGAAGACAATCTGTCATATCGTGTTTTAGCTGTCATTAGATTTTACACATTTAATGTTCCGGATGTACCAGCACTGATTCCAGACATAATACGACCTGACTTTTTAAGGTTTCTACGTTTGAAACCAGATGTACCACCTTTCATTCTACCTGCAGCACTACCAAGTCTATAGTTAGCTTGTTGACCTGCACGAGCTTCGTTACCAAGCAAGGTACGTTGATTAAGTTCAAACTTTCTCAGACGTTCCGCTTCTTGGCGTTCTAGTTCTGCATCACGTTCAGCTTGTCCGGCAAACATGCCGTCAAGTTTAGTTTGAATGCCAGCAGTAAACTCGTCCATCCTAGTAGTAAGTCCTGCGAACCTATCTTTTGGTACTGGTAGTGGTTCTGGGTCGTCTCCTCTATAGTTATTATAATTTGGATCCAACCCATCAAGAACGTTAGTACTTGAAATACCTGGTACAGGGTCTTGGTTACCTTTGTTACCTTTAGGAAATTTAGGGTTGAAGCGAGGTAACATATCCAATGTACCAGGTTTTACATTGCCTCTGTCAATTAACGCACGTTTTTTTTTATTTATTTTTAAACCAAATTTATTAATTTTCTTTTCAATCTTTTGAGTTTTTATGTCACCAGCACTAATTTTACCTAGTTTTCTGGCTTCTCCTTTCTTTATTTTTTTATCTTCTGCAAACTCTTTAAGTTTTCTTTTAAATTTACTTGCCATTTAATTTTCCTCCATGTATTGGATAATCCATTCAACAACATTGCGTTGACCGGCTTGATACATAATCTTTTCTATTTTATCTTCAGGTGTAGGATTAATAGGTGGAAAGATTTCTTCTAATTGATTTGTTAAACCACGGGCTTGCATACCAACGGTTTCAAGCATACTTGGGGAGATTGACATTTGAGTGCTCGAAGAAACTAGGCATTCTAGCTGCCTTGGTAAAGGAAAGTTCAGGAGCCTTGCCCTGATACATTAAATTATCACTAGATTCCAGCCAAAATTTTTTGTTTAAACTTCTATAAGTAGTATTTATACCTAGTGGTTGCATTACCCAATTAATAGTTGCTTTGCGTAGTTTATCAAGACTAGGTGAAATATCTAGTCCTAACTCTCTACATACAAGTGAATTAGTTGCAACGTGAATTTGTTCGTCTCGTGACACATCTGCACTTACGGTCCGCATTCCAGCGTCACCATTAGCGCGGAAGAATGGTAAAAGAACGAAGAAAATTGCACGCTCGGCAACCATTGCTTTCGTGATCGTGTGATCAGGATGCGCGACCCAAGCATCGCGTAACCGTATTGCTTCGGCTTCAGCCTTTTCATCCACCCCGTAAGCATTGGCGATGTAACCAAGAGCCAAGTCGTGGTTTTCTTCGTCCTTGACGTTGGATAGGAGTAACTCCCGTGCCACGTTTGGAACTTCATTAGCCAAGGCATCAGTAATAAAATCTCCCACAGGTAGTTCCATGTGTCTTAAGGCAAGTGCACGGTGGATTGTCTCCTCCGCGCCCTCTTTGCATGTACCAGCACTTGTCTGTACTGGTGTCCATTTGCGCTTCCGCGCCATTAGTTTTTCGTAAGGATTCATTCTTGACAATCACATTGTAGTTCAGGGTCTCTTCCCCAGTCACTTGATTCATCTCCAGATTCTGGTTCAGATTGTTCAGATGTATTCAATAGATCGTTCAGGTAATCATCAACATCAACATCAGCTAGAGCAGCATACGCATCGGTCTTATCCTGAACATCGCCCATTACTTGTAATGAATAATAAAGCGAGGTTTGTGGAGACCTTAGCCACTCTTCAATGAATGCCTCATCCATGATAGCCAAATCTGACCACCAATTGTATGAGTATCCATGGAGAAGTCCACTGGATTGGTATAGGTTCATGATGCCATCAGCAACACGCTTATAATTCTCCCATCCAACTTCACTGGCGATTTCTACGTCACCATATGAATATGTTTGCACTCCGAAAGTGCCTGAGTCACGGTCTACAGTACGACCAATAGGTGGTGCGATTTCAGGTGTACAAGTAAAGCCATCAGCATCCTGTGAGCGGTAGCTACAAGACGCTGTAGGAGCGATAGCAAATGCTCTGACCATATTGTACTCATGTGCAATAAGGGAAGCGTCACGGATACCACTAGCTAGTTGTTGTACAAGAGAGAATGCAGCAGTAGCTTTTACATCGTTATTGTTATATTGTTCTAGTGCATAACCAAATTGCTCATAGCTTACACCATATCTACGCAATAGGTTAGCAAGACCAAGTACACCAAGACCAACCTGACGATCTGTCTCTGATGATAGGTACTCACCTGTATCTCCTACACCAGTTTTACCATGTAATTCACATAGTTCTTTCATACCTTCTGCAAATGCAGTAGGAATCTGATCAAAACTACATGCCCCCAAATTTATATGTTGTAAAAGACAAGTACCACGGCTAGGTAAATATACTTCGAGGCACACATTCCCTCGGAGACGTTTTGTTCCTTGGTATTTTACTTTGTTTAGCCAGATGTCACCAGCCTTAATACCTTGAATTAGTATCTCTTTTAGTTCTGCTGACATATCATCCCACCATTCTTGTGTGATGTTAACGCAACGTTTGACCCAAGGTAGTACATCACGTGGTGTTGTAATAAACTCTTCTAAGTCATTATGCCTAGCGTCAATATGCAGAACTATTGCTCCGTTCTTATATTTTCCGCCTCTCCTGAGAGTTTCGTTAAGAGCCGAATAGATTCGTCCAAATGATACAGGACCACTCGCAATGACCCCAGAGTCTCTCTCGAAGCCTCGTGGGTCAAGTTCTGATAGATGGATTGCAACTCCCGCACCTCGACGTAGAGCATGGCTACAGAATCTCCATGAGGCTTCAATTCCATTTGGTCCTTCAAGTTCGTTGGAAACATTCATAACGGTGCACGACACCGGGAGACGACCAGATGGATCATCAATCCATGCCTGAACACGTCCAGTTCTAGAAATTAATTCGCTCATTTAACTAAGTCTTGTAGATTAGGTGGTTGGTAATTTGGTCCTTTCATTACCTTACCGTCGGACCGTCGGATAGGTTTATTATCTAGTCCAAGTTTAGACAGGTTTGATTCATGTACTCGATTTAGTGCAGTTTCTAAATCCCATTTCATGTTCTCAGCATATTGAAAACAAACATAAACAAGATCAGCTAGTTCTTTTAATTCAGATTCGTAGCTCTCTTCAGTAGCTGCATACATAAACTCTTTAAACTCTTCAACGATCAAATCCCGTTGCATAGTCCGGCTCTCCAATGAATTCTGGATCCCATAAACGTCCCGGAATTCTATCGATTGTTCCTGTAGTGATTGCTGTTGTCGGTGTGTTTTGTAGTTCATTTTCAAGATAGTGGATAGCCTTTTTAAGGTCAGACGCTTTCGTGTTAGCAGACTTGTGACCGGCTCTGCAAGTATATTTAATAACATTACCAAGGTGGTAACTAAGGTTTTGATCTCGTATAAAGTCCCAGACTTCTATTGATCCTCTAGTATAGTGTGAGGGAGATTCCATTGGGCGAGTAGTTGTCCTACGTTGTTAGTTAGAATAAAGTTAGTTCTTTGTAGTTGTAAAAACAACTCAATCATTTGATCAGGAGGACACCGTTTCAACAGTTCCTCCATTCTTTTTAGTTTAAACTCTTGTTCTAGAGTTATGTCAGTCACCGGCATTGGAGGGAGTCCATAAGATGGGTCTGTTCTCTTTGAAGTCATAATCATCAGCAGTTAGTATTTTAGCTAAGCGTGCATTGAGTAGAGCTTCGTCACTTGTAAGACCTTTAGACTCAAAAGCTTTTACAACGCTATCCCAAGTGTAGCCATGTTCAGAAAAAAATTTTACGCTAGTTTTTACGCCAAATCCGGCAGCGCCTGAGTAACCATCTGTGCTGTCACCAGCAAGAGTTTGAATAAGAAACCATTCCCAACCAGATTGTTTATCTATTGTAAACGTTTCATTTAGATTGTAGAGAGTACCTGGTATTTGTTTCATATCCTTGTCAGGCGAAACAATTACACATTCATCATTTGATGTTGCATAAATACCCATGGCATCATCTGCCTCTAGTTGTGGCATTCTGATAACACGATATTCATCATGTAATTTGTAGATTACTCGTCTGTATCCACAAGGTTTCTTTCGGTTTCGGTGGCCTTTGTAAGATTTTTCAACTGACTTACGAAAATTAACAGCATCACTAAAGAACAGAATAACATCTGAATCAAAGAAAGCTGATTTAATTTTATTGAGTTCTCTAGTAACGTTAGCATATGCTTCATTAAATCTACTGCCGACCATGATTACATCATCGCCAAAATCAATGTCATACTCAGCTGAGGCACATGCTTTATAGACAATGTAATCAGCATCGATCAGTAGAGTAGTCATTTACCTTGACCCCTGCTTAACTTACGATCACCCTTTGGTTTAGATAGTTTACCTTGACCTTGGGTTGTTTTTTTCTTAGTAGATTTAATCTCCTGTCCGTTTTTTGTTGAGTAAAGCATTAGTGGGTTTGGCTCCAGTTGTTTCCGGTGGTTGCTTCGGCGTCAATTCGACACCTGATGTTGTAGTATTCACCAGCTTCTGTACTGCTAAGTACCAAGGATGAACATAAATCGGTGGCGTGCTCGGGAGAACACTCGAATTGTAATTCGTCATGAACAAATGCTAGTTGTGAACAGCATAGTTTTAATTGTGTAATGTTGTGTTGGTTAATAAGCATCCAACGCTTTGCCAGGATTGCAGAGTTACCTTGCAAGCAGTAGTTTAGCGCTTTATGCGGTGAATCCACGATAATTTTTCGATCATCGATAGCTTTGATGTATCCACGTTCTGAAGCTTTTTTAATTGCATCCAGGAGATCACCGAGTCCTTCAATCGCATCAACATATGCTTCTCTAATCTCTTGTCCTTTTTTCTTTGCTGCCTTGGATGAAAGAAGTTTGTCATAGCTGTGTCCAATTTTTTCATTGCCTGCTCCATATAGCATGGCGTAGGTTACCGTCTTTACTTGTTTACGGCTGATACCTATCTTGTCAGCATTGACTTGGTGTATATCACCGTTAAGTAGGATGTCAGCATAACGACCATCATCATACTTAGCGAGGAAATGCGATAACATTCTTAGTTCGATCCCTGCCAAATCTGCCCCCACCATTACTAAATCAGGACTAGCAGTAAATAGCTGCCTAAATCTAGGATCACTTGGAACTTGAGCCAAGTTGGGGTTACGATGAGCCTGACGAAAAGTTGCAGTAGCTACTGAACAATGGTGATGTATGCGACTAGCAGTCGTACATAGCTTCAGCCATGCGTTCGCGCCTTCTGAGATCATCCCAAGCATTTTCGTTACCGTCAAACATCTCGCAAACTGCATAGCAATCGGAGATCCAATCTCCGTCAACACAACTTCGTCGATGATAGATTTCCCAGTAGCTGTCAGTTGTGTAGGCTTCCAGCCACAGAATGTTTGCAATATCCATGAGATGTGATCGCGTGATGTGGGATTAAGTTCTTTTAGACGTGTGAATGGAGCGTCCTTGACATAGCCTTGGGTCCGATTATTTCTCTTAGGAGTAAATACTGGTCCGGCAACGAAAGGGTGCCTGTCACGTAGTAGTTGATAAGTTTGCTCAAGCTCTCGTCTGAGAGTAGATGCAAGTTGCCATGCAGAGCGTTCATCAAAGTACCATCCATGTAACTCCTGTCTTGTGAGAATTTTGGCAGACTCATGTTCTAATTTAATCCACTCAGGTATGGTTGAAAATGTTTCCAAAGTTTGTTAGTAACAACAACGTCTTGTATCATGTAATTTTGCATATCTTGTGACCATTCTTTCCAATCTGTATCCTTTCCGTATGTTCCTTTATGTTCTTCTAAGCGATAACCATAAGCTTCTAAGCTATGACGACCATATAATTTAAGAGGCATGTCTTTCCAGACACGTTTCTTATCTATATCTAAGAGGTTTGGGTGATACAAACGGCTGAGCAGAAGAGTATCCAAGCAATCACCAATACGTCTAAACCAGGGGTATAGCTTATTAATGATAGCAA